AGCGAGATACGGCGTTACAAGCAAAGCGTCGGTAGCCGCTCCAGCGAATCCAACAACCGTACCGTTGGGGATGGTGGACCCTGTGTTATTGCGCACCCGAGCGTAGTATTCCTGCCCGATCTGGTTGGTTACGCCATAATCAAGACCAAGGTTTGCTGTTTGATCAGATTCGTTCCAGCTGATGTTGCCTTTTTCTTCAACGATATAGTTGGAAAGATTCAGGATGAACTTATCTGCCCGGTATGAAAACGCTTGATTGGGGGTAAGCGAATCTAGCTGGTTGAAATAAATACGAAGCGCATTGACCAGCTGATCAAACTGCGCTTTGTTGTATTCCCCCGGAGGCAGGGGGAGTGCTGGGGCTTTGAATTGTTCGAGTGCCATTACCTGCGTCCATCAGGCCTGAGATCAAATCGGGGCGCGCCTAACTGCCATGCTACACCCAAGTCATCGGAAGAGATCTTGAACACAACCTGACGTCCCCTGACTCGTGTATAAACCTGCCCCGTAAACGCCTCAATCGGGTAGGTCGATGTGCGTGTAATCGTTGCCAGATTACTGCCGCCCACAGACGCTGGCGTTGTATATCCAGAGCCGGAGTTTTGCAGCGGGAGAATCGTAATCAACGCAGTGGGGGATTCCACATTAGACCCATCAAACGTTACGTCAGGCAGCATACGCCACATGAACATAAAGTTGTGGCCATCATCCAAGTCAAACTCCGATGAGCTGATAAATGCTTCAATGGGCTCAAGCTCATCTCCCTCTCCGTCATCGTTGCCGGTTTCGTGGTTTACGAGGTTGTAGGTGTATGTGGCCGCAATAGGAGCTCCGCGCAATGGAGAATCCATCCATGCCGTACGACCCATGTTTCCGTAATACCAGATGTTTTCAAGGTAGTTAAACACCACGTATCGATCGATCTCTGTTGAGTTGGCGGAGCAATAGAACCACCAGACTTCGTTGAACGCCTCGTTCGTGCCACATGCCACCTGCGCATATTGATCGGTATTGATGTCGTTAAAGATGTAACGGCGCAGATCGCATTTAAGCGTCTGCACAGTACCGTTGTACATATAGAACTTATCTTTACCCATCCAGAAAACCGTGTTGGACGCAACAGCCACGGCGTTCACGCTGGCAATCGTCGTGTTATCGCCAACCAATTGCGAGCCCCACACAATAGGAGCGCCAACATACTGGAGCGAATACACAGAGGTGTCAGTAAACGCCAAGATTTCCTGACGAGACTGAATGGCAGAAATGATGGCCGATCCATTCGAAAGACGGACACTTCCCGCTTGATTGGTTGCCTGCGGGTACCACTCTGCAATGTTTTCCTGATCCGACCAGCGAATCAGCATCGGATCAATCGACGTTGAGCCAATGTCGTTGCATCCAAATGCAAACACAAACCGGCTGGTATCCGATACAAAAACTTTATTGACTTGCGTTGGCACATAGCTTGCACCAGCAAGGTCTTGTACTGGAAGCGCTCGTGGGCAGAAGCTATGGGTGCCAGACTGCGTGCCTGTTGTAGCGATTGGAGAGCCGCCCGGTGTAGTGGCAAGGTTAAATGTCAGACCGGTTGAGTTCACTACGTAGTAAACGATGCCAACCGCAAGCCCTGTTGGGAGCGCTCCATCTGTTTGGAGCATCACCGCTGTGTTGTCTGCAATGTCGTTATTTGAAGTAATAACCGCAGGCGTTGCAATAGTGATCGTAATGGGAGGTGGACGATACCCAATAGATGCGTCCCAAAGGTACATCTCTCCACCGGCAGGATTGATGACCAGATCTTCGCCGTAGTTATCTTGGCTCCACAGGCGTAATGAATCAAAAGAAGACTCACCAATACCCCATGCGCCAGACCCCCAATAGCTCGATCCCCATCCACTCACGGGAACCACCACGGCAGGACCAATGTTGACCTGATAAGCCGCCGTCACTGTACCGCCGCCAGTGTCATCCGATGACGCTGCGGTGCCAGCATCAATCGTATATTCCGTAGCACTCACCAAGGCAATCTGATATTCCCCGTTTAACGTCAGTCCGCCAACTGCTGTGGCGCCGCTAAAGGTGACAAAGTCGCCGTCTGTAAACCCGCCGTTTGCGTCGGTTACGGTAACAATGTTGGAGCCGTTAAACGTTTCAAACGGATCGGTCAAAGTCTCTACTGCGCGCAAAGGCGTGACATCAAAATAGCCGCCTCCACTGGAAATGTAAAACTTTAAGTTCGTTCCCGCCCCAATTAGACGCAACCCGCCAAGCGTCACCCACTCAAGCAAAGATCTGCATACGCCCAAAAACGTTTGAGCAGAAATGCGCAACCAGCCACCAATTTTCTCGGGGTAGCCGGATCGAAAGCGAACTTTATCCGACTCAAACCACCCCCCTTCAGAGGTGTATCTGGTGCCTTCTTTATTGACACCGGGCGTAAACAATATTTTCTTGAGCGGCATGGCAAACCTTACGACAGGAATAGGGCACGCTCGTCATTGCGGCGCTTGACAAGCCCCGGTAGGACTTTACCATGTAGGTACGCGCACACGCAAGCCACTACACTTGTTGCCACCAGCTTTATTTTGTATAATAAACTTACGTGGAGTTGCCAAATGAAACAGATATATAAGCGTGTAGCGGTCAAATGCAAAAAATGCGGATCTGATTTTGAGACCTCAGAAAACCGACTGGCTGCTGGTAGGGGGGTCTTTTGTAGTCGAACGTGCGCAAACTCGCACACAAGCAAAAAACATGGACATACTGTAGACGGTATGTCAGAAACATATACCTCGTGGGCGGCGATGCTACAGCGCTGCCTAAATCCAAAAAACCAAGCGTTTCCGCAATACGGTGGTGCGGGCATCTCTGTCTGTGATAGATGGTTGACCTTTGATAATTTTTTATTGGATATGGGTGAGCGCCCACAAAACACAAGTATTGATCGTATAGACAGCCGCAAGGGGTATGCAAAAGAAAACTGCCGCTGGGCCACTCGCGCCGAACAACAGTCCAACATTCGGTCTAATGTGGTCGTCTTGTATAAGGGTAAAAAATACATCATGTCAGAATTGGCTAAAAAACTGGCAATAAATTTTATGACCCTAAAGTACAGAGTAACCGCTGGATGGCCAGAAGCTGACTGGTCACGCCCCACCAAGAAACAACGCCCTCTCATCGTTGCGTCGCTTGACAAGCCCCGGTAGGACTTTACCTCCCCCTTTTGTGTATTTGAGGAATTCCTCTGCTGCGCCTTCCCAGTCTTCCCGTAGACACTTCTGACGCAACGTAGACTTCTGAAGCGTTCCAAGTCCTACATTGAAGGCAAAACTGACCAAAGCGTCAAAGCGGCCTTGATGCCCAGCACAGCCGGGAACAAATCGTAAAACACCGCGTTCAAAGCGGCTGAGGTCTTGGCTGAAGATAGCCATAACTTCTTCTTTTGTGAATACACGGAAGTCCTCAAATTTCACGGGCAGTTGCTCACGAAGCATACCGGCATACCCCGGTCCAAAGCTTGGCCGGGCAGAGGTACGGTTTGAACCGCACACCCTCGTGGTGCATCATCATGTGCTTGCACTTTTCAGAAGTTTTCATGGTTTGTCTTTACACTTTTCAAAGTGGTATCGACGCATATTACCCCCGCCGCCTTTTAAGCCGCAATGTGGGCACTCGACAACTTCGCGTTTGCCTTTGCAAGCAGCGCTCAATCTCGCCGAAAACCCGGGGTCCGCCACTCTTTTTGCTGCGGCTAAGATATACGGCTCTGGGTTGCGTGTTGTGCCTAACGCTTTTCCATACCTAGCTCTGCGCTCTTCTGGGGTTAGCCGTTGCATAACGGTTTTCATGTGCCAGTCGTCGCGGCGGGAGAAATGAGCATCACCAATAGGGAACCCTGTGGCGGTATTTTTACAGTTGTACAACATATCGCCGTAAAAACAATCCAAAAACGCCTGTTCAAGTTCTCTGGCTTCTTCCAACGTGCCCGTAGGCGTCAATACTTTGAATACAAACGCATCGGCTCCGTACTTATCCCACGCTCTTTGCAGATGTGTGGCGTGGTGCCTTCCGCCGTTCAAGCGCACCCGATGGTCTTTAAACCGTCGTTTTATATCGCTCGTACTACCGAAATACGCTTGTCGGGTATCTGGGCGCACTATAGCGTAGAGGCCAATCATTTCTTGCCCCAACCACGGCTACCAAACCAGAACGAAATAATCCCAGACAAAAGTGCGAGCTCTTCATCAGAGAAAATCACATCCACATACGTCATCAGCGAATTAAAGTCGGTAATCATGCCGGGC